AAAAATATGAGAGAAAAGTCCATCGAACAGAAATTAGTGAAGGAAGTTTTAAGTCGGGACGGAATCTGCTGGAAGTTCACGTCTCCTGGAACAGCGGGAGTGCCCGACAGGCTGGTGCTTCTGCCTTATGGAAAGGCAGGATTTATCGAAGTCAAAGCACCCGGCAAAGAACCGACCACACAGCAGCTATACCGACATAAGCAATTATGTAACTTAGGCTTTCAGGTCTTTGTTCTGGATAACCCGGATGCGATCGGAGGGATATTAGATGCAATACAAGGCGCATGATTATCAGGAATATGCCAAAGAAAAAATCATCGAGCAGAAAGCCTGTGGACTCTTTTTAGAGCCGGGACTTGGCAAGACCGTGATTACCTTGTCCGCTATCTGGGACTTGATGTTTGACTATTTTGACATCAGCAAGGTGCTGGTCATCGCACCACTTCGAGTCGCCGAAAACACCTGGACGGAGGAACTTGAAAAATGGGATCACCTGACCTACCTTCGAATCTCCAAGGTTCTCGGCACGGAAGCACAGCGGCTTGAAGCCCTAAATACACCTGCCGATATCTATGTCATTAACCGTGAAAATGTCGCCTGGCTGGCTGAACTTGGCGAGTGGGATTTTGACATGCTGGTTATCGATGAGCTTTCGAGCTTTAAGAACGCATCGAGCAAACGCTTCAAGGCGCTTCGCAGAAAACGTCCCGGCATTGACCGGGTGGTGGGGCTTACAGGCACGCCGTCTACGAATGGTCTGATGGATCTCTGGTCGGAGATTTATCTTCTGGATCAGGGTAAGCGGCTGGGGAAGACACTCAGCACCTATCGGGCGGATTTCTTTGTACCTGACAGGATGAATGGCTGGATTGTCTATTCCTACAGGCCTAAGCAGAATGCGGAGGAGTGGATCTACAGCCGGCTGTCTGACCTTTGTGTCTCCATGAAAAGTCAAGACTTCCTCCAAATGCCTGAACGTCTGGAAAGGGATGTCACAGTCAAGCTCCCTCCTGTCGCCAAGGGAAAATACAAAGAACTTGAGCGGGAGATGGTGGCAAAACTGGAAGGTAAGACCGTGGATGCGGTCAATGCGGCGGTGCTTACAAATAAACTCCTGCAGATGGCATCGGGTGCGGTCTATGACGAGAACAAAGATGTGGCAGAGCTTCATTCCGCAAAGTTTGATGCTCTGGAGGATTTGATTGAAGCGGCCAACGGTAAACCTGTCCTTATCTACTACAACTATCGTCATGACAAAGAGCGAATTCAAAAACGCTTCAAAGAAGCACAGGAAATCAAAACACCGGAGGACTTTCAAGCCTGGAACCGTGGCGAAATCCCTGTGGCGATAGCCCATCCCGCTTCAATGGGACACGGCCTTAACCTCCAGCATGGCGGCTCGACCGTGATCTGGTTTTCTCTGCCCTGGTCTTTGGAGCTTTACCAACAGGCTAATGCGAGACTCTGGCGGCAGGGACAAAAGGACACGGTAGTCATCTTCCGTCTGCTTTCCGAGGGCACGATTGACCGGGATGTCGTCCGGGCTTTGGCGAAAAAAGATCTGACCCAGGAAAATCTGATGCGGGCTGTGAAAGCGAGGGTCGGCGATGACACATATTGAGCGCATTCGGCAGATGCTGAAAGACTATCCTGAGAACCTCTTAGAGATGGAACGCTTGGAGCAGGAAATGACGGACTTTGTTCCCATAACCTCGGATGAAGTATTGGAGATGTTGAGTTTTCCCGGCAAGAGCGATGATCAGGTCAGAATCCAAAAACAGCGGTCTTTGAATCGCCTCTTTTATATCGCCACATCCTATAAACGGCTCACCTGGCTGATCAATCATGCATCGGAAAAAGAAATGGCCAAAGACTATGCCAGGGTCGCCCGAGAGGTGGACTTTGTAAAGTACGGCATCCGGGCTTTGCCGAGACACTACCGAAACCTTTTGACCTTTGAAATTTTAGAAAACCACCGCTGGGGCGAGGTCTGTCAGAAGTTTAATATCAGCGGCTCGGAGCTTAACCGCAAGAAGACAAGAGCGGTTGAACTCATGGCGGAGACTTTTGCCGACCAGCATCAATACTTCGGGTTTTATGAGGAGGAATTTAAGGATGACAATCGAACAGATATTTGATGACTACGAACGCTATCACAACGAGCTGGAAGCTGATCTTTATTTTCTGCATCTCATGCTTGAGGTTGATCTGAAAGAAGTCGAAGGAAGCACAGCTGAGCTGGGGCAGATTCTGAAGTTCCTAAAAGGCTGTGCAGACTTTGTCAACAATGAAGCGGTTGACAGGCGGCTTTCCCATGCGGAGCGTCGCTTCAAGCAGCTTTCTGTTTTGGACTGGCTGATCCGTTCCTGTTCGCAGTACGATCAGAAGATCATTCAGGCGCTCTGGATCGACAGACTTTCCCTGTCCGAAGCAGCGGAACGCTTCTATATCAGCAAGACATCTATGTTTCGCAAAAAGCAGGAGGTCTTGTCTTTCCTAGAAACTATAGCGCAGTCGAGCAAAGACGTTCAGGAACTTTGGAACGATGTGAAAGAAAGTGGAACGACCTGATATTGAGATGCAAGTTGGAAGCCTGTTATTCTTATACTGACGAAAAACTATAGAGACCTGTAGCGGCTGTGCTTCGGGTCTTTTTTTATGCCCGGAGGTGGACGATGCCCAGAAAACCCAAGCGGCCTTGTTCCTTCCCCGGCTGTCCCGAGCTGGTGGAGGGCAGGTACTGTGAGAAACACAAAAGAGAAGTTGACCGCCATTACAACCGCCACCAGCGTGACCCCAAAACAGCGAAACGCTATGGCAGACGCTGGCGAAAGATCAGAAAGGTTTTCCTTACAGCACATCCACTCTGCGAACTGTGCAGGGAGCAAGGCAGGTATACGCCCGCCGAAGAAGTTCATCACATCAAGCCGCTGTCTGAAGGCGGAACGCATGACTACGAGAACCTGATGGCGCTCTGCAAGTCCTGTCACTCGAGAATAACTGCCAAAGAGGGCGGACGCTGGGGCTAAACACCTGTGCTAATCAATTGCTTCTGCGTTCGCTTTGAAGCTTTCGCACCTCCCCCAGGGGGGTGTCAATCTCTACCGCACCTTAAGCGATCAACGGGCGGTGGGCCACGCGCGAAAAAACTTCAATTCAAACAGGGGATTAACCCCAGAAAGCCGGAAAGGAGGTGCTTTCGTGGCAAAAGACGGAACTTACCGTGGCGGCAGACGAGTCAAAGCTGGCAGCAAGCCGGATGCCCTCGCCGATAAAATCGCCGCAGGAAAAGAAGCAAAAATACTCGAAACTTACGATTTTGATCCGGAAGCACTCTTTGCTCCGGATGAACCGGAAGATGTGTCCGACCTTTTCGGCGAAGAAATGCCGAGTCCTTCGGATTACCTTTCTGCAAGACAAAAGGATGGCAAACCGCTCGGTGCTGATGAAATCTATGCCGAGACATGGAAATGGCTGAAAGACCGACGCTGTGAAAAGCTCGTGAACCCGAGACTTCTGGAATCCTACTCGCAGGCTTTTGCTCGCTATATCCAGTGTGAACAGGCGATCAGTACCTACGGGCTTTTAGGTAAACACCCAACTACGGGTGGTGCGATTGCCAGTCCTTTTGTATCCATGAGCCAATCATTTCAAAAACAGGCCAACCTCATCTGGTATGAAATTTTTGACATCGTGAAGCAAAACACGACGACAGCTTTTATTGGCAGTCCACAGGACGACATGATGGAGCGCCTTCTTCGGACAGAGGAGGGCGAGCTATGACACAAACATTTTTGTAAGGAGGAATGCATGAAATACTATAAAGCCGCCGAATCCGTGACCAAGGGTCATCCGGACAAGCTCTGCGACTATATCGCCGACCGAATATTGGATCGATATCTGAGAGACGATAAGAATGCCCGTGTTGCCGTGGAAGTCATGGCGACCAAAGGTCTCATTCTGATTGCAGGCGAAGTGACAAGCACCGCCAAGGTGAATGTGAAACAGATTCAAGGAGTGCTCTGTCGGATGTCGGCTATCCTCCTTTTC